ATATGCCAGTTCCATATAATTTACAATTTGAACTGTCTATAATGTCAAAGTTGAATGATGATGCTCTTCAAATCATCGAACAAATTCTACCATATTTCCAACCATCATATAATCTTACAGTTGAACTCGTTGATGAAATTAATGAGAAAAGAGATATTCCAATTATTCTTGAAAACGTTACGATGCAAGATGAGTATGAGGGAAATTTTGATAAAAGAAGAGTTTTAATTTATACTTTGAGATTTACTGCAAAGTTATATCTTTTTGGACCAACTTCAACAGTAACAAAAGATATTGTCAAGAAAGTATCCATCAATTACATTACTGGAGATACTACAAATACTCCCAAGAGGGAAGTTGTATATTCTGCAGAACCGAGAGCTATCAAAAATTATACTGGTACTGTGATTACAAATATTGCAAATGATATTACAACCGAAGATGTTTTGATTACTGTAAATAATGCATCTTCCATTTCTGTAAATACATATCTCGACATTGAGGGTGAAGAAGTATATGTAAAATTGAAATCTGGTAATGTTCTTACTGTGGAAAGAGGAAGAGATGATACAACAATTACATCTCATCTTGCTGGTGCTCAGGTCAAATCAATCACAAGTGCCGATGATTTATTAATAGAAGAGGGGGATGATTTTGGATTTAGTGGATCTACAACGTCACCATAATGACAGAGAAGAGTGAGTCTAAAAAATTTGATAAATTAAATGAAACTTTTAATGTTTCGGGAGAGGTGGTGGAAACTGAAATTATAAAAGAATCTCACGAAAATAAAATTGGTGAGATTTCAAATTCGATTCAAGATATTAAAAAAGATTATGAGTATACAAGAGGAAATTTATATTCTTTAATTGAGAAGGGTCAAGAAGCAATTAATGGAATTCTTCAGTTAGCTCAAGAAAGTGAAATGCCTCGTGCATATGAAGTTGCCGGACAATTAATTAAAAATGTCGCAGATGCAACCGATAAATTAATGGACCTACAAAAGAAACTCAAAAATATTGAGGAAGACAAACAACCTCGTGGACCAACAAACGTCACAAATGCATTATTTGTGGGGTCAACAGCAGAATTGGCAAAACTTTTAAAGAAACAATCAAACGATTCAGAGAAATAAATAGAAATAGTAAATACACACAACTTTTGATTGAGATGAAAGAGCAACTTTCTTTAGTAGAAAAAATTTTGAGTGAAGAAAATTGTGGTAAAGGAATGTATTGGTGTAATACAAATAAAGAATGTAAACCTCTTCCAACTGGATTTGATGTTCCTGGACAAAAAATAAAACCGACAGAAGTGGGTATTGGTAAACCTGTAGAGGGATCTTGTAGTAAAACAAAAAAAGGAAAAGATTGCCCAGTACACGGAATGGATGAGTGCCCAATGAGTGTTGATGAGGCATGTTGGAAAGGATATAAGAAAAAAGGTATGAAAACTATGTTTGGTAAAAAATACCCAAATTGTGTAAAAGTAGAAAATACTGAAATTGAAGAAAGTCTTCGTGATTGGTTTGGTAAATCCAAATCAGATGATGGTAAACCTGGTTGGGTGCAATCAGATGGATCTCCGTGTGCTAATGAACCTGGGGAAACTAAAACTCCTAAGTGTTTCTCAAGAGATAAGTTATCAAGTATGACTAAAGGTGAAATAGCATCTGCAGTAAGAAGAAAAAGAGAAAAAGATCCAGGGCAGCAATCAAAATCAGGTGCTGCATCACCAACTTATGTTTCCACCGATTCCCCCACAAAAAAAATGAAAGAAGAATTTTTCAAAGAAAATCATAAAGCAATTGCTGCTGGCAGAGAAAAAGATGAAGAAGGGTATATGGCAAATACAGAGATGGATACAATTGATAGTGCTGTTAAAAAATTAAGAAAAATTATTAAAAAAGGTGACTCACAATTACCTGCTTGGGTTCAATCAAAAATTACTAAAGCAGCAGATTATATTGATGCTGCAGCAGACTATTTGGATAGTAATGAAATGTCTGAAGAATCAGATGTTAAAGGAAAGGGTAGTGGAACCAAAGATGCTTGTCATACTAAAGTAAAATCTCGTTACGATGTTTGGCCTTCTGCATATGCATCAGGAGCACTTGTAAAATGTCGTAAAGTTGGGGCAAAGAACTGGGGAAATAAATCTAAAAATGAAGAGATTGTTTATGAAGGTGATTATTGGCATCCAGATCCAGAAATGGATAGAAAACTTGGCGGTCCTGGACCAAATCAACGTGCTCGTGAAGACAATCCTCAACCAAAATCAAATCCCAAGAAGTTACGTCCCGGTGAATCTTATATGGATTGGAATAAACGTCAAAGAGGTCTCAAGAATTCTTATGAACCAGATGGTGAATTGATTGATGAGTCAACTCGTTTACAGGCAGAAACAGGAAACATTCTTGCTGTAATTTTGAACTGGAGAGGAAAGACATATTCAATTAGAATGTTCTTTCCACAAATTGGAATGCCAAGCAGAAAAGATGTTACGACAGAAATACAAAAAATTTATCCAGGTTCTCAAGTTCTTCAATATAAAGTTTCAACAATTGAACCAGGAATGCCCCTGATTCAAGTTGTAAACTCAAAATCAAAAAACTATCTTCTCAATTCTAAAACGATTGGTGAAGAAGTTGAGATTGAAGAAGATTGGCAGAAAGAAAATCGTAAAGACAAAACTGATGGATTGAGTCAAAAAGCAGTGAATGCATATCGCAGAGAAAATCCGGGTTCAAATCTTCAGACAGCAGTAACAGAAAAGAAACCAACTGGTAAAAGAGCATCACGTAGAAAAAACTTTTGTAGTCGTATGTCAGGAATGAAATCAAAACTCACCTCTGCAAAAACTGCACGAGATCCAGATTCAAGAATAAATAAAGCACTTCGTCGTTGGAACTGCAACTAATATATGAGTGCTGACATTTATCTTGGTAATCCTTTACTTAAAAAGGCAAATACACCAATTGAATTTACAGAGGATCAAATTCTTGAATTTATAAAGTGTAAAGAAGATCCTGTATTTTTTGCAAAAAATTATGTAAAGATTGTGACTTTGGATCACGGATTACAATCATTTAAGATGTATCCGTTTCAAGAAAAACTTGTTGAAAGATTTCATAAGAATAGATTTAATATTTGTAAGATGCCTCGGCAGACTGGTAAGAGTACCACTGTCGTATCATATCTTCTTCATTATGCAGTATTTAATGATAATGTAAACATAGGTATTCTTGCAAACAAGGCAGCGACGGCAAGAGAACTTTTAGATCGTCTTCAAACGGCATATGAAAATCTACCAAAATGGATGCAACAAGGAATTATCTCCTGGAACAAAGGTTCTCTGGAATTGGAGAATGGAAGTAAAATCTTGGCTGCTTCTACTTCTGCTTCTGCAGTTCGTGGTATGTCTTTCAATATCCTCTTTTTGGATGAATTTGCGTTCGTCCCAAATCACATTGCAGATTCATTCTTTGCATCGGTATATCCAACAATTACTGCAGGTAAAAATACAAAGGTAATTATTGTATCTACACCACACGGTATGAATCATTTCTACCGTATGTGGCACGATGCGGAGAAAGGAAAGAATGAATATATTTTTACGGATGTTCACTGGAGTGAAGTTCCTGGTAGAGATTCTGCCTGGAAGGCACAGACAATTGCTAACACAAGTGAACAACAATTCAAAGTTGAATTTGAGTGTGAGTTTCTGGGTTCAGTTGATACTTTGATTGCACCAAGCAAACTCAGATCACTCGTCTATGAGCATCCTAAGACCCGTAATGCGGGTTTAGATGTTTATGTGGATGCGAATGAAGAATGTGATTACGTCATCACTGTAGACGTTGCTAGAGGGGTAGGGATTGATTATTCGGCATTTGTAGTTGTTGATATTACACAGTTTCCTCATAAAGTTGTCGCAAAATACCGAAACAACGAAATTAAACCGATGATGTTTCCAAATATCATTTATGAGGTAGCAAAAAATTATAATAACGCATTTATATTATGTGAAGTTAATGATGTCGGAGATCAGGTTGCAAGTATTCTTCAGTATGATTTGGAGTATAGTAATTTGTTGATGTGCTCTATGAGAGGAAGAGCAGGTCAAATTGTAGGACAGG